ATTGAAAATATATGCTTACCTTTGTGCTGTAATTTTGAAATAAAGATATAAATAAATATATTAAGAATAAAATTTTTGCCACTTAAAATTACATAGGGTGTTCAGTTTTTAGGCTGACACGTGGTTCAAGTCCACGACACCCATAACGCGCGGTGAGTACAGATTTGCGGTCGCAAACCTTTGAGCCATCTCACATTAATAAAAATGACTGAAAGCGGTTGCAAAGGCAAAAGAGTTTAAGGCTCTCAGGTGGTTCAAGTCTACCTTTGCCACAAGAGGCACACTTACTTGTGTCGGTTCTCCAGCCTGATGGGGCTGTAAGTTGCAGGATAAAAACCACATAGCAACGATGCAGAGGTCAATCGTAGAAGCAAGCAGCCCCTATGGGTCGAAGCAAGCAGCGAGGAAGAAAGTAATAAAAGTTAGGAAATATAGGCTGGTGTCGTTGAATTCGACAGCATAGTGCGAAGAATAGTAACACAAACAAATGGTAGTACATTAACCAGCCACAATTAATAATAAACAAAATAAAAAGAAAAAATATGGATACAGAAGAAAAAAAGAAATTTGACGATTTAGAAGTAGAAAATGCTGCACTAAGAGCCAGCATTGACAAACTGGAGAGAGAATTGCGAGAAGCTCGCAATATGACAGCACAGTATCGCAAGTGGTGGGAGATAGAATGCCAGCGAGTTATCAGCATAAAGGAAGATGTTGAGGCGTCTGTAAATCTTTTCAGAAGAATACAGAAAAGATGGTAAATAAAAAATAAAAAAAAGATATGAAAGAAAAAAAATACATATACGGGGAGAAGAAAAAGCCTATTTCGTCTACTTTAAAGAAAATGAAAGTAGGCGATGTAGAAAGATACCCTATAGAAAGAATGGGGTCGGTACGTGTAACAGCCTACCAAATTGCCACGCAGATGAGAAGAGAAAAGGTCGTTTTCTCTGTTATTCCACGTGGTTTACACGTTGATGTAACACGTATAAGATGATGGGTAGCGAAGAGAAATTACTCGCTATAATGCGAGTAATGAATAATAAATTTTTCGGTTTTCGTTTCAGTGAGAAAATAGTCGGTGGGCGTACTCGTTTAGAGAGGCTCATTACGGCTGGAAAGATACGAGCCGAGAAAGGTAATAAAGAGTGCCAGCACGGTAAATGGCTGATAAACGCAGCTGATGTGTTAAGGCACGCAAAAGCGGAATGAATATGAAAGAAAAAATATTTAATTGGTTGGGGTGCAAAAATGAAATGTACTCTACAATGTTAGAGGAAGATATAACGAATAGAAATGTTATTTTATATAACATAGCCGTTGTGATATTCCTTTGCGGAGTTCTTACGGCAGAACAACACCCATTTGTAGGGTTGTCAGCTATTGCGGTGGCAGCTCTACTGGTAAAGAGTTGTAGAAAAGGATAACATACGATAACATACTCTTATTATCAATATTATTATTTTGTGTTACTCTTTTTGTTTCGTTGCGAAACGAGGCAAAAGAAATTTAAATGTATTTAGGTTCTTTTTTTAGTGATTTCATAGGAGAGTACAGCAAGGTTGCGAGCAAGTGATTGTTTAGGGGGTTCGATACCCCCGTACTCACGAATTTTTATTTTTTAGATATGAAAGACAATAATTTTAATTTTAGGACATTAAAAGCTGACGAAATAGAGTGCCGTGTAGGTACTGTCAGCGAGGGTAAAGGCGTATCTTTATTAATGTATAAGAACGCCCGAGTAGATATGCAGCTACTCGATGAAGTAGTGGGGGCGGAGAATTGGAAACGCAGCCACGAAGTAGTAAATGGTAACCTATTCTGTACGGTAAGCATACGTACAGATAATGGCGAATGGGTGTCAAAGCAAGATGTTGGTACGGAAAGCAATACAGAAAAGGAGAAAGGACAAGCGTCCGATGCTTTTAAGCGTGCGTGCTTTAATTGGGGCATAGGGCGTGAGTTATACACGTGTCCTTTTGTGTGGGTATCGTTGAATGCTGACGAATGGCGTTCAGGGTTCAATGGCAAGCAACAGCCGAAAACACGCTTTAGTGTTGATGCTATTGAATACGATGAGGCACGTAGGGTGTCTTATTTGTCTGTAAAAGATGACAAAGGAAAGGTGCGCTATACGTATGGCACGCCAAAGGAGGCGATAGATTATAAATTGGAGGCTATCGACCAAGTAAAGCGAACGAAAACTCGCAAGGAATTAGAGACGATATATAACCAATATAAAGATTTTAAAAACGATAAAGAATTTATAGCAGCTTGTCAAGAACAAACTAAAACTTTTAATAAAACGGCATAATATATGAAAAAAATATTATCAGAAGAGTTTCAAAACGAACTTGTAGAAAATTTAATAGAGGCTGGTATTTCGGAATACGAGGCAAAATCTCTTTGTAACAAAAGATACAAAGAGGAATTAAAAAAAGGAGCGTTGGAAATCTTAAACAAGATAATTAATTTTATCAAAGAAGATAAAATTAAAGAAGCGGAAGGTATGCTTGCGTTTTCTCCAGCTGGAGACGGCTACGGATTTGATAATTATTTTATAGACTTTTCGTCGTTATTTCCCGAACACGATGAACGTTTTTCAAGTATAGATATTAGTGATGTTTTGCGTAAATTAAAAGATAATGAAGAGTAACAACTTAAAAGAAAGCTCCGTAATATTCAATGAAACGGAGCATACGTACACACTTAACGGTAAAAAGTTAGGCGGTGTTACAGCCATTGTAAAATGGCTATTTCCTGATACGTATACAGATATTCCCGAAGCTGTGTTAATGAAAGCAGCGGCACACGGCAGCTTAATTCATAGCAAGTGCGAGTTATACGATACTTGCGGTTTAGGCGATGATTTACCCGAAGTTCAGGAATACATAAGACTAAAAGCAGAAAACAGCCTTATAACGGAGGCCAACGAGTACTTAGTAGATGATGGAAAAGACATTGCATCAAGTATTGATGTTGTCTTTGCTAAAGATGAGGACGGTTGTTACCCACTTGCAGATATTAAAACAACAAGTAAGATACACGTAGATAACGTAACGTTACAATTATCTATTTATGCTTATCTCTTTGAACTTTGCAACAAAGGAAAGAAAGCAGGCAAGCTGTATGTGATATGGCTACCTAAAGAGAAATACGGAAAAGCGGAGCTTATGGAGCTAAAGAGAGTGCCAACGGCTGCTTGTAAGAAAATAATAAAGGCGTATCTTGCAAAAGAAGATAGTATGCCGTATAGGGTTAAATATTTTGGTGCAGAAACGAAAGAAAGCGTAAAGAATACAGAAATAGAACCTATAGAAGAGTCTTTGCCTGTAAGCCTTAAAGATGCTGAAAATGAAATTATAAAGTTGGAAACAGCTATAAAAGAGCTGGAAGCAAAGCAAAAGGAAATGAAAGCTGGTCTACTCTCTCTTATGGTAGAGCATAATGTTAAGAAGTGGAGCAGCGACCGTCTGACGATAACACGAAAGTTAGATGGTACACGTGAGAGTTTAGACACGGCGAAACTAAAGAAAGAGTACCCCGATATATATGCGGAGTGCGTAAAGGTATCACCGACTAAAGGTAGTATAACGATAAAAGTATTATAAAGATGGCAAGATGTAAAAATAGAATTAGTCTCATTGGTACTGTTGGTAAGGACGTAGAGGCAAGGCAGACACAGCAGGGGTTGTGGTATGCAAGAATTAGCCTCGCAACGAGTACGGGAGGCTATAAAAAGAAAGATGGTACGGACGTACCCGAAGTAACGCAATGGCATAGCGTGTGTGCGTGGCGTGCAAATGCACAATACGCAGGTCAGTATGTAAAGAAAGGAATGCGTATTGCGGTAGATGGTATGCTTACTTACAACAAGTACACCGATAAACAAGGTGTGGAGAGAATTTCGGCAGAAATAATTGCAGAAGATTTGTACGTGTTTAATTCAAAACAAAACACGCAACAACCTGTGGAGGCACAAGCACAGCCGATACAATCTCAACCAACACAAGTAAATAATCACCAACAGCAAGGCGCACCTTTCCCGCCTCCAACTGATGATGATTTGCCGTTTTAAATGAAAACTATTTATATGAAAAAAGAAGGTGGTCGAGTGTCGCTTAGTGCGGAACTCGACTACCTATTCTCTACTCTCTCTAATGGCAGCTATACGATAACCGTAAAGAGAACGAGAGAAAAGCGCACCATAAATCAAAACGCTTTGATGTGGGCGTGGTTTGCTTGTATCGAAGAAAACACAGGAACGAGCAAGGACGATATTTATATGTATTATTGCAAGAAATTCCTTTCACGTGTTGTGTGCGTGAATAACAAGGAAGAAAAGATATACAGAACATCGTCTATGTTGTCCACTGTTGAAATGTCGGAGTTTATGACGAAAATACAGGCAGATGCAGGTAGCGAATTAGGGATAACGCTACCTATACCCGATGATAGGTATTTTGAGGAATTTTACGAACAATATAAAAGATGAAGATAAAGAAAATTCAACTAACAAAAACGAATACACTAAACGTGGTGTATTCAAATGGCGATGGCGACACTATTAATATGATAGGCGCAAATATTGTCCACAGAGATTTAAAAGAGGCTGTAAAGGAATTAGTACCACACTTGGTACATTTAACCGAACAGAAAGAAAGTAAATACACTCTTATTGAATTGCAGGCGCAAAGAGATATAGAAATAGATAGTGTATTTACACGTATCAATGTAGAGAGTATCTGCATTGATGGTAACAACGTATCGTTAGGAGGCACGAGGATATTAGATAGAGGCGATGTTATACGTCTTTCATCGCCAAAGATAAATACTACTGATGACGAGAATTATCCGTATTTATCCGAATTATCTCTTGCCGTTGAGGCTGTGAAATACGAAGCGGAGCAGTACGTCAAAGAGAAGAAATGGGGACTAAAGGAAGAAAGTTTGAAATTTGAAGATGATAACCCATTTAGTGGCGACGTAAAGCCTGACGAAGTGCCACAAGTTACAGTAGAAGTGGTACACGGAGGAAAGAAAAAGAGCAAGAAAGAAAAGAAAATAGTATAGAATGAAACCAAATATTTTGCGATACACATTAACACCTAACTGTTATAAAGTGGAATTTGAGTATCGTCCGATGTTGGTAGAATGTACGAAGAGGATACCATCGGCAAGGTATAGGACTGACGGAAGATTTTGGGAAGTCAGCCCTAATGATAAATGGTATTTAGAGAAGATGGCAACGTGGGCTGTTGCACGCCATCTTTGCGATAGTGTAAAATGGCAGACAGACGAAGAGCCAGTAGAAAGCTACGAAGTCCCCGAAATGCCTAAATTAACAGTACCTCATAATATGATACTCGAACCTTACGAATACCAAAAGGAAGGTATTGCTTACGCACTGGAGAAGAAGCGGTGTATAATGGGGGACGAGCCAGGACTTGGAAAGACGGCACAAGCAATAGGAACGATGACGGCAAGCGGTGCGTTTCCTGCACTCGTAATCTGTCCATCGTCTTTAAAAGTCAATTGGCAAAGAGAGTTTAAGAAATTCGGCAACGTCAATGCGGTAATATTAAGCGATAGTAACAGAACTACGTGGCATCGCTTTTGGGAGGCGAGAAATCAAAAAGGCGAGCCACTGGC